CATCTCCGTTTGGAAGGGGAAGACCACTACCCATACTAAGAATCTTAGTTTCTACGAAACTGCTGTCGAGCATCTGGTTTCTCTTGATGATAATACCAGCGTCGGTGGTTTGCTCTTCGTTATAATCCACCTTCTCTACGAAAATGTAATCCGCTTGTGCTTTTGGAATGTTACTCATTTAAATTGTGCCTCCATCATAATTTGAACTAAACATGCTGTCATATTTATCTCTGCATCAGCAACGAACGCTGCTTTGTGTTGATAATCTGCAAGGATAAGTATAACAATAGGAATACTCTCTGGTGCAAGATAATCATAAAGTGAGTCATAAATTTTTCTGAACAGTTCCGACTGATCGTTGTCAAGATTCGATACGACCCACTTACGAACACCGCTGAAATCTTTTTCTTTCATGCGGGTCATCAGATCTTTCACATCGATCTCACCGATCTGTGATAAGATACCGACATCAATTTTTCCTGAGACAGAGTAGCGTTGAAGTTCGTTCACCACTCGTCTAAAGTCTGGAAAGTATTTAAGAATTAGATGTGCAAGAACTCGTTCTTCATACTCGACACCCTCAGTATCCAGAATGAACTTCACCCTATCCAAGAACTTCGCTGCTAACTTTGGTTTCTCCTTCGTTGGAATCTGAAACTCAACGTTTGTGCAACGAGAGTGAATCGGTTTAATAATTCTGTTTTTGTAATTGCAAGTTAGTATAAAACGACAATTATCAGCAAATTCCTCAATCGCTCCTCTGAGAGCAGGCTGAATACTCTGTGCGTTAGAATAATCAAATTCATCTAGAATACAAACTTTCTTGTTACCATCCAGAGAAACGGAACTAGCGAAATCACGAATGGTGGTTCGAAGCGTATCGATGTTCCCGTTCTCTGAACAGTTGATAAGAATGTGATCACAACCCAACTCGTTGCACATAGCCTTTGCGATTGTAGTTTTACCGCAACCAGCACCACCACTGAGTAACAAGTTTTGTGATTCACCCGAAACAATCATATCTTTGAATGTATCTTTGATGTTCTCAGGGAGAATACATTCATCAACAGTTTGGGGTCGATACTTCTCTACCCACAAATAAGTTTCTTGATTAGTCATGATATGATGAGTCACTTTCCTGTGCAATATAATACTTAGTGTCCTGCTCCGTGTGTGTAAACCGTGTTACAGTTTGGGAGCATACATCCACAGTATAATCACCTGACAGAAGTTTCAAGTTTTCATTCTTGAGATAGAAAGAAAAAGTAGAGCCTGGTTTAGGATTAGTCCCGACCTCGACCGTGTAACTGTTTGTGGTGGGAGTCTTCTTATCAAGTGCGACGAGTTCAATTGTTCCTTCGTCACTCGACTTGATACAAAGGTCTGGAAGTTGAAGAACAGATGCAGACCTTTGAACTGATTCGAATACACTCTCCGTGAGTTTGAAACTAATCACTGGTTCAGGCATCTTGACCTCACGAGTGAGGGTGGTGAGAAGTCTTGGTTCTGAATAGTAGTAAGAAACTTTACCACCACCTCTTCCAGAAATGATCATGGATTTTTCACCAAACTCAAATTCTGGATCTTCGAACAAACTAATTGTTCCTAGAAGTTTACTTAAGTCCCAGATACCAAACTCTACCTCGAAGTTTTCAGTAACGACAGATTCCGAAACAATATTCTTTGCAGGAGAAATCGTATTGATCACGTTACCTTCTTTGACCAACAGATTAGAGTTGATCTGAGAATAGTTTTTGAGAATAGCGAGTGTTTCTTTGGACAGTTTTGTTTTACTCATTATACACCTTCCATTCGATCCGTGAAATCTTCTGGATCGAAATAACCTTGTTTCAAATCTTTCATAATTTTACGAGAGTTGTGACGACTAGATCTTTTTTGTTTTCTTTTTTTCGACTTAGTTTTAAACTCTTTTTGTGCTTTTTCCTCTTTGTCATTCTTAGACATGTTGTTAAAAATCTCCTATGCTGGACATCAAGTTTTTCAACTTGTTTTTAATAAAGTAGTCTAGGAGTTTGGAACGATCATTAACAATCATGTCCTTCTCAAACTCCTCTAAAATCAATGATTCATATTCATCTGGAATCTTAGTCATATCAATCATCGTTTGGTTTCTTTCGAAGTTAACTTTCCACGCATCATTATACGGATCACCGATTACTTCTTCAACTCTTTTTTTACTACAAGGCTTTTGTCTTTTACCGTCGATCATAAAAGTATCATCATCCGAGAGAACATTTGGAATACCATCTGACGAGTCGCCTTTGATAATGTGTTCCATCAAAAAACGTTGAGGGTCATCACAAACTAGAAATTGTTTCTTCATCAAACTATACTGTTCGACGTTGTTATATCTTTGGAGTTGTTGGAAGTCTTTATCGTTTGAAACGATGAGAATCTTTTCGCTTGTATGATATTTGCGTGATAGGACTGCAATAATATCATCTGCCTCAACTCTATCGACAGAGAGACATTTGTAGGGAAAAGTTTCTCTAACCTCATTTCGAATGATATTCATGACACCAAAGACATCAGACCAATCGATTGCAGATTTATCTTGATTCTTTTTGCGATTCGCCTTGTAGTATTCAAAGCAATCTTTTCTCCAGCAGTTTGAGGTATCATCACAAATTACTAGATCACCATAAGTGTCACCAAACTTAGTCTTAACCATGCGGTATGTGTTTAGCACAAGGTGACGTATAAAGTTCTCATCAATTTTTTGCTCTTGTTTTGCTACAGAAAAAATGTTTGCGATGAGAACTTGACTATTATCAAGAAGAATAATTTTGTTGCCTCTTTCAGAAAGTATCACCACCATCGATGGTTTTATTTGGGTTGTCAACAGGTTTCCATTTATTGTTTGGATGAGTAGATTCAGGCACATATCCTGAAACTCTACCTGTTGCGATGTAACTATTACCCTCATAGTATACCACATCACCAAGTGAATAGATAGTATATTGTCCAGATTCGTCAAACATTTTAAAATCTCCAACAACGTTGAAGCGATCTCTGTTATTTACCTCTTGAGTAAATCTTCTTCTGCCTCTTCTATCCCTTCTTAATACTGATCTATTTCTGTATAACGAAGTTCTATTAGACTGCACTCTCTGTCTCTGATGTAATTGACTCATCAGATTATAAATCTGAATCGCCTCAAATTTATTGAATCCTTCTGGTATGATGTAGTTTTCAATAAATTGTTTCGCAGTTGCAGAATCTCTAACAGCGCCTACTTGTACCGCAACCATTTTGGAGTAAGCAGACTGCCATCCACCACCACCCCAAGCGTAAGTTAAAAGTTGTGATATGTCGTAAACCATTACTTTTTCTTCTTATCGTTCGTAAGTTTATAAACTCTATAAATCTCATCAATATGTATGTGAGCATGATCTCTCATGTGCATACGATCTTCTCTCTCACGGTTAGACATGTACCAAAACTTCTTATCTACAATAAATTCGTCTATAACATCTTTTTTCCAACGTAGTTGAATTCTAAGATCTGTTCCTTTTAAGAAGGATGACCATTTATCATGATCTCCTGCTGTTTTGTAAACTTTAACAACGAAGTTGGAGTCGAGACTTTCTAACGACTGTGTTAGATAAGTCTCATATGACTCCGACTTCATATTCTTATACTTAAGCGGTAGTAACTTCGGCATTTTCCTCTACCTTAATGGTGTTAAGAATTGCAGCATAAGCAAGATATGGGTCCATGTTTGCTGCTGGTCTGCGATCTTCCAAGTAACCTGCACCGTCATTTTTCACTGTGACGGGTGGAATACGAATTGATGCAGACCTATCACTGACTCCATATGAGAAGTCTTCAATAGAAGATGTTTCATGCTTTCCTGTCAATCTACGTTCATTACCCACACCATAATCACTGCTTGACATGAGTTCACCATGACCGTCTGCTAATTTTTCGCAGATCGTGTTCATGAGATCCATATCACCAGATCTCATAGAATGTGTTGAAAAGTTAATGTGCGCCCCCGATCCGTTCCAATCTCCTTCGACAGGCTTAGGATCATAGTTGATACCGATCCCTCGACTCTCTGCAACACGCTGTAAGATATAACGTGATATCCAAAGACTGTCAGCAGCATCAATCGCATCCATTGGACCTAATTGATATTCCCATTGAGACTTCATTACCTCAGCATTGTTTCCTTCGTAATAAAGACCAATTTGTGAACACGCTTGAGCATGTTGCTCTACCACGAAACGTAATGGAGTTAAGTCA